ATGGACAGAACAGACGAATTATTTTTTGAGATGATTGAAGCCTATCAGCGGCACGCCCAGACTGCCAGACACGCAAAGTTCAAGGAGACTCGCGAGATGGCTGAACTGGTCCTTAATATGGATATTACTGCAATGTGGTTTTTGACTCAGAAGACGCAAGGCGCCAGATGCCGGCTGATGTAGGAGATAGGGCGGAGCTAATGGGGTGGCTACCGCCCTGCTGATTAATGAGCATACTTATATAACGTTTTGCACTCCGCGCTGTGATGCAAAAAAAGATAAAAAGGGCGAATTACCGCCCTATAATTTTGCCATCAACCACACAATCCCCGCGCCGATCAGCACCACTACTGTCACCTTCAGCACTCGGATCGCCATCAGCTCATAGTGGATCCGAGGCGTGATCCTCTGCTTTTTCATTTCTTCTTTGATCCTGTCAAACTCTCTCATAGCTCATCACCCTTTCATATCACCAATTTAGCCCAGTTTGTTCCAGTTGTCAATAGAACATTTTGTTCTAGGTATAATATGCTCATAGAGGAGTGTATGGATTATGAAGTATGAGAGGCTGGAAGAATTAAGGGACATGAAAGACTGGAAGCAGACATATGTAGCCAAGTGCCTGAATATTGGGCAACGCACATATTCACATTATGAAAATGGAACCCGGTCTATACCAACAGAAACGTTGTCAGCGCTTGCCGATCTCTATAAAACAAGTGTAGATTATTTAATTGGTAGGACTGATGAAAAGAAGCCCTATCCAAAAGGTAAGAAAAATTAAGGCGGCCCACTACGGACCGCCCTTTTCTTACTCTGCCAACCCCGGCCACCGCAGCGCGCCATCCTGATCCGGCGTCAGCGTCACCGGCTCCACGATCATGCGACCGGCGTTATCCATGATGTACCACTTACCGTCCACCGTCACCTGGCCTGTGCACATAGCCCCATCTGCCCCCAGATAATACCAGGCGTCCTTATACCGGTACCAGGTGTTTCGCACCATCATGCCGGTGCCGTCGAACCAGTACCAGTCCTGGCCGTCCTTGTACCATGCATTACGCACCGGCTCCCCGGTATCGCCCAGGTAGTATCTCCAGCCGCCGTTCTCCTGGCTCCAGCCAGATTTAACCTCCACCGCCGGCTCCTCCAGCGCTGCCTTGAACGCGCCCCAGGTATGCGCTGTCGTGTTGTAGACATAGGGATTCGGACAGATCTTGCCGGTCACATCGTAGTGTCGGATCACGTGATCAGCAGGCACATGGTACTTGTTCATTAACTCACGCGTCAACCGGATCGCTGCGGCCACTGTTGCGTCCTCAAAATACCAGTCGTGGCTCGTGTCGGCCTGGCTGCCTTTATTCCGCACACACATCTCAATGCCAATACTGTTGGCATTGCGGCACTCTGGGTGTCGATAATTCTTAGCGCCACAGTGCCAGGCAATGTCCTTGTCTTCCACTGACTGCCAGATGGTCCCGTCAAAGTCCACAAAATAATGGGCCGATGCTCCCCGGTCCCCGCCGGCATACCACTGGCAATTGGCGCGGGCACCTCCCAAAGCTCCGACGTAATGGATCACGATGTACTTAATCCGGTCGATACTACCAGAGTTATGGTTGTATGGTGTAAGTAATTTATTAATCTGCATATTTGACCTCCAATCAAAAAGGCCCAAGATCTCTCCCAGGCCCTAAAAAATTGTGATATTACAACCGTTGCGATCTCGCAACAGCTTATTTCGTCAGCTGCTTGTACACCTGGTTGATACCAGTCGCAGCCAGTCCGGAGACAATACCAATCGCCACTGCGTTGATGATATCGGCAGCCGGGAAGTCAGGCATGTAAAACATTCCCACAACGCCCAGAATGCCCCCAATTAGGCCGCAGATCACCGGCAGCCACTTATTGTCAACCTCTGTTGCTTTGACGGCCATAGCGGCCAGATAGCAGATCACTGTAATTCCTGCAACACTTGCAATTCCTAAATCCATAATCGTCCCTCTCTTTCCGCTCACTCATGAGCCTGTTGATTGATATGCTTCTCTATCTTGTTAATGGCTTCCGTCACCGGACCATTGCAGCCCTGTTCCTTCATTCCCTTCAAACAGGCCAGGACCCCATAAACAAGAAGGCACTGTTCGTCTTTGATATTTTTAATTTCCCGATCCTGCTGTCCTTGTCTAAGGTACCATCTGTAAACAGCGAAGAGTGCTGAAAATATAACAACCAGCGCGGTGATCACACTGGCTGCCGTAATGATTGTGTTTGTAGTTATGTACATGCAGTTCTCCCACCAGTTATTCGTGATTACATTCCTTATGCCCCGGGCCTCCCGGTACATGGCCGGCCTTAAACTGCTTATGATCCGGGCTGTAATCTCCCTCGTACGGCGTGTCTGTAATCACAGGCTGCCGGCCGGGATCTTCTTTACCGGTTGCTGGGCCATAGTTTACGGGTGTCTTGTAGTTCATGTCTGGTTTATTCATAGTGTGTCCTCCTTATACGGCTGGTGTTTCAGGGTCTACGGGTGTCTCTGGCGCCGCTTCCGGTTCCGGCTCCACTACCGGCGGTGCATATACGCCCTTAGCCAGCAAGGAAAGCTCCTCCATCTGCGCTGTGTCAATCATGTTAAAAGCGAAATATACACCCAGTTTGTCCGTGGCCTCTTTCTGTGTTGCATAATACTTTTTGCTGATAAGACTGCTCATCAACGTGTAAATCACTGTGTTACTCATAATCTCATACCTCCTGTAAAAGTTTGGTTGTCTGGTTATCTACAATAGCCGCCTGCGTCGCTGTCGGCAGGGCTGCTACTATTGCTGCTATCTGGTTGTCAGTGTACTCTTTGGCCTCCTCCTGGCACTGCTCCAGCGCCTTGTGGGTGTCCTTGACGTAATCCAGAGTCACCGTAGGGGCCGGGCCGCCCGCAGTGATCGTCAAGTGCGTTGTGCCTGCGTAGGTCGTCAGCTCGTTGAGGGCCTGCTGGGTGGCGGAGGGAAGGGGCGTCCAGGTGGGGACGGCAAGGGGATAGAGGGTGATTGCATCGGCTATAAATTCCCTAAATGCTTCGATCGTTTCGAAATCAGGGTTAAGCGTGCGAATAAAAATTTTTCCCACTTCATCTGTCGCCACATAATCGCCAATAGCGTTAAAGCTAGCACCCTTTGGACGTCTTGTATATTTAGAGCATATAACCATGCAATTTAATTTTTCGATCATATCTGTTGCATCATATACAAACCTATGTCCGGCGCTTCCTGATGCTACATTTAGCTTCCTCCATTGCCCGTTATCCACCACACCAATATACCGCTCAATCCCCCATTCCCCATCTTTGCACGCGATCCTGTCCCGGCACTCTCCGGTCCCATGTAATGGTTCTGTCAAAGTGACGGGGGCAGTTTGGCGGTCTTTGTACGGCTCCCATGGGAGCGGGGTGTCTCCGGCGTTAATCATGATATCCTTATATATTACATAATCATTTACGACGGCCGCGTCACCGATATCGGCATACAACAACAATGCCAATTTTGTAGCCATATCATTTTGAGGATCCTCTATTGTAATTGTAGTGGGAGATTTATTTACATACACCACATAGGATAATACGGATCCATTAATGTCTATCCAATACAATCGGATACCGGGTGTCAAACCGCTTTTACTCGGTATGATACTGCCGTACGATATTGTTAATGTCTTGCCAACAATATTACTTTTATCGTCCACAATAAATCCTGCATATTTTCCGCCATTAGCTCTTGTGTAAGTAATCTTAATGGCTCTTTTGTCCGTGATATCAGCTTCTGCACCTGTCCCCTGTAACGTCACAAGAGATTTGTAAAACATCTGCGCCCCTGTCACCACCAGCTCCAACGTCTGCGGATACTCCACCGACGGGCTCGGCTTGCCTCCGGTGTACGGCTCCCATGGTAAGGCGGTGTCGCCTGTGTTGAGCATGGGTTTAAGTGCAACTACTTCCGATGGTATCACCGTTCCCTCCGCACCATCTTTGGCAATAAATCTAATTCTGATGTATGCAATCCCCTCTGTGACAGTAAATTTTCCGTTAGTTGGTTTAATTGACAAACTACTTTGTATTACTTTCTCTTGATTGAAATACATAACGTAATTTAAATATGACTTTAGTTCATCACCGCTTAGCACATAATCTCCGGGCTTAACTGGTATATAATCACTACGCACAAAATTAGAAGCATTATTCGTTGCTCCTGTATCCGCATTAATTCCGCCCTGCACAATCGTGTCAGCATTTAACATCTGCTTCCCCGTGCTGACCGTCCCCACACTAATAATGTCCTGCGGGTAATCCGGGCTGGGCGATGGAGCGCCGCCGGTGTAGGGCTCGTAGGTCGTTGCTGTGCTCCCCTTTTGAAGCTGGATATCCTTAATGTAACCTGACGTATCAGCAGATACATAAATAAACCCAAATCCATTAACTGTTTTATCAGCCTTCGAAGTTACTTTAACCTCGCCATACGTAGTGTCATTCACTCTATTACTCATTTCAAAGGTTCCATCAGAATAACAAAAGGCAATACCTAAATTGGTCGCGGTTCCGCATTTCACCTTAGCCGACAGTGTATAAATAACATTACTTTCCCCGGCAAACGGTATCTTCGTACTTTCTACCCAAGCACTATTTTGACCGACTCTTATATAGTAAAGTTCGTCTCCCGAGGCAACTCCTTTTATATTATCGGCATGAACTATATCAAAGAGATTGGCTCCCGTCGTCGTCACCTGCTCACTCTTACCCACCACGTCAAGCCCCAGCACCGGCGCCGTCCACGCGTCCTCTACGGTTACACTGCCCTCTCCCGTCACGGTCTCTGTAAGGGCGTTGGCGTACTTGCTGTCAGACTCCCGTTTTGAGTAACCGGCGAAGGCCGCCTTCTGCGCCTCGACGTAATCCGTGACCTCCTGCTGAGTCTGCGCCGCAGCTGTCTCACTCGCCTTACTGTTGGTCTCGCTGACTTTGGCTGCAGCAGCCGCATTGACCGCTACCTGTATGCTATCCGCTGCGTCATTTGCACGCTGGGCCGCATCTCTGGCAGAGTTTCCCTGCTCCGTGGCGTACTGCGCGGCGATATCGGCGGCATCTGTAGATATCTGCACCTGCCGGAGCGCGCCCTGAAGGGACTGGAAATCGTCTGAGGACTCAATCCGGGCCTGATCCATTACAGCCTCATAGACCACGACCGGGAACGACTGAGACTTAATATCCCCATCTGATCCCAGAAAGTACAGCTCGCCCAACTGCGTACCTGTTACAGCCGTCATCTGCTCGGTGATCGGCGCAAGTACTGTATGCTCGTCCTCCCGCGTGCAGGTCGCGTCTGCCAGAGTGCCGTCTGTCTTTCGGACATTGATGTGTATCTGGCAGCCAAAGGGGATCGTCCATGGCTCACTACCCATCTTAAGCGTGATCCGTGCCTGCCGGCTGTTGGTATCATATTGCTTGACTCTCAGCGGCTCTTTTTTGGTATCTGCCGCCATATCGAGTACATACTCCTGTATTGTACCGTCCACGTTATCCCTCCTCTGTCACTGCCCGTAAGACCTCGTATTTCTCGGCATCGGTAAGGTTCCGGTATCCCTTTAAAATTTCCTCGATGTCCTCGCCGCGCTCATGCCTGATTTTAAGGGCATAGATAATTATATTTTTTGCCGCCGTGCTAAGCATGGTACGCACCTCCAATCACATCAGCCAGGATCAGGGACATATCGTCGATCATAGCGCGCAACTCCTTGACCTCTTCCTGCAAGTTGACTCCTTCGCCGTCATACTGATAGACCGGCTGTGGGTTGCCTGGATTACTCACATCAATACTGGTGATCGTGGCGCCGTCCGGAATTACAACGACGAGGCCGAGGACTCCGGCGGGGACTGTATCCTGACCGTGAATTACCGACCAGATTGTGCCGGTAGTGTCATAGATGATTAATGATTTCATAATGCATTTCCTCCTTCTATTCAAGCCATACGTGATAGATGTTACCGGTAATACTGGATCCAAACCTAAAACCGATCAGCTGATCTCCCAGATTAGCCGGTAATGGAATTGTGATTGTAGTTCTTCCTGTACAGGCTGACCCTGCAAAAATATGCTGCGCAAAGCTATACCAACCGGTTCCGGACCCTCTGTAAATATCTAAATATCTTCCGCTACTTGCACCGTTACAAAACTCGCCATCTATTTTCAGGTTTGCATGACCAGTCAAATTAAACTTAATTGATGCATTGATTATTTTTGTATCTGACGTATCGCGTATCTCTATGTGATCCAGAAAAAATGTTACATAACCCGAACCGCTTGAACAACTAAAATTCGCCGGGTTATTGCCATGTAAATATAAATCATTTGCTGTTGGAAAATATCCTTCACAAGTCCCGTCCACGTAACTGCTGCCGATCCAATACCGGTACCCCTTTTTAACGACACTCGCCGGCGGAAGTGGAACAGCCGCTATTTCCACATTGCCGGTCATGCGCTTCCATGCGCTCCATACAGTCTGGGCGTAGGTCTGGGGTGTGATCGTCACCCCCGCCATGGACTGGATCTTGCCCTGTTTTCCCAGCACATTAATACTATCCAACATATAATCCGGATTGAGCCCGATTGCATTAGCTATGGTAGCTTGCGATGCCTTAACCTCTGGGTATCCATTAGAAGTAAGATTTATATACGCTCCTTTGGGAATACGATAATACAGGCTCCCTTCATAGAGTATTGTAGAAGCCGCAGTAGTTACATCAGGATTGTTCGGCATAGTCCCCATAAACTCCACGCCGCTGTCATTGGTGGCTGTCTTCCCGGCCAGTACATCCGCCGGCTGTGCATTCCCGGACCCCAATACAATGCGTCCGATATTTGCTGCCATCTCCTTAAATGTCGCTGTCGCCGCCGTTGCTACTCTCTTTGCAGTGATGGCTGCGGCAACAAGGGCTTTTCCATCACTGACAGATTTTTTTACTTCGTTAATCTCCGTCCCGATCTCATTCAGTTCCTTCGCCCCGAACGAATCCCCCTTCTGGGTGTATGTCGTCGCGTCGACAGGAGTTACCGTCCCGTCGCTGTTCTCGGTCAGACGGATCTTGCGCTGGGTGAATATATCATCTTTCCAGTCTGTCTTCATAGTCCTCTTAAACCTCCTAATCTAAATGACAACCGCCGCTTTCCCTCCTCCTGGCCCCTCAGGTTGTTGTAGATCAGCAGCGTGGCTGATTCCAGGCGATTGAGTTCCTGCCAGTCGATGGCCGGAGCATTACCGTAATACGTCCGGCGCTGCCCCGTCGCAAAGGGATAGGTATGACCGCGGATCGTCTCCAGATTCTCCTCCAAGCGGTTGATCTCGGACGGATAAGGCCAGAGACTATAATTGTCTTTGTCCGGATCCACAGTGATGTTAAACTCCCGGTACAACTGCCCCGCCAGATCCCGCAGGTACGCCAGGTTGTTTTTAATCCTGTTGTAATCTACGTAATTGATCCGGTCAGTCTTAACCCAATTGGTTTTAGGTGTTACCCACGCCATTAACAGCCCTCCTCGCTTTTACCGTGCCTGATACAGCGCCGCCATCGTAATTGATCGTATGCTCCCCGATGTTGACCTGAAGCTTATCCACATATTGATTTTCCAGAAATACGATATCCCCAGGATCCAGCCGGAAATCCCCACGGTAGCTGATCTCATAGTTGATGTTATTGTTGAGATAATTGCCAATCCACTCCGCAACCAGCTGCGCGTGAGCCGCGTCGGAGATAAGAGGATTGGTCCAGGTCTTACTCTGACCGGACGGGTTAAGTCTCAGCACATAGTCAGACGGTGTCTGGAGGTATTCGCAGCCGGTGATTATCAGCTCCACGGATCCGGTAATACTGCTTAGATCCACGATCACCTCATAGGCTGTAGACTCCACAATAGATCCAATATTAACTGCATATCCATGGCTTGCATTAAGCATTGTAGCCACGTACCGGACGCCGCCCTGCACCACGTCCTTAAATAGTTCTTTGTGGTCGGCCCCCTCATAGTAATTCACCATCTGCACCCGCAGATCCCTGTACTTATCGACCTGGATCCCGACAGGAGTCTTTTTCAGGCCGTGGTAATTAAACTCGTAATCACTCACATCACCAAACTTGACGTAATTGACGATCACATCGTTGTTTGGGTGTGCCTGCATGAACTCAAAAACTATGGTGTCAAACTCTGGGAACTCATGCTCCACTACCATCTTGCTGCCGGTTATCTCCTGTGTATAGCTTTCCTGCAGTGCGCCGCCCTTGTAGGTGTGTATCACCATGATCTCCGGGTGATTACCGCCAAACTCCATGGACAGGCCGTAATACTTCATGGCCGCTTCCAGCCGGATTGACAGCTTTGGAGGATCCGTGAATCTCCCGTCAGCCCCGGATACCTGGCGGCTGATGAATCCAGTATTTAAGTAGTTGCCTCCGTCCTCCGGCAGGAAATACATGCTGCCATCTGCCGCCCAGTAATCCTGTGTGTACCTGGCGTAATCGTACTTGACGCTCGGCAGTACAACCTCTTTTAGATGCGAGTATTCCATGGCATCGTCCGACGTCACCGTCATACGCTCCGGAGATATGACTGTCGCAAAAGCTGCCTTAATCCGGATCATTCCCTGCCGGTCTTGGAATAAGATGCAGCGACCTGCGTTAGCAATAATCTGCAGGGCCTCCGCATGGGTAACGGCGGGCATCGGATTGACAACCTGTATCTGCCGCAGATAATCGTCCAGTGTGTAATCCCGTGGATCCACACCTGCATCTGCCAGTACATCGACGGTCAGGTCGTACAGCGTTGTGGCGCCGTATCTGCCCCGATAGTATGTCTCGTTGAGATTGGCAATTGCATCACGGGCACCAAAGCTCATACGGTCGTCATCGGCCTTCCACGTGTCCAGATAGAGCTTCGCACCGTCCAGCCACTCGATGGAGCCGTCTGCCAGTGTTATACCATACTTGATTTCAACCTTCTGGCCGATCTCCAGATAATATAGAGCGCTATCGCGGTTCTCAGTATCAAACTTCCGCCCCTTATTCTCGACGGTCAGTGATAAGTCAATGGTCGGCAGCTCCTCGGATATCTGAGACAGATACTCCTTTTTACTGCTGGCCGTTATCTGCCGGCTCTTAAAATAGATACCCACACCCATGGATATTTTAAAAATCCGAAGTCGCCCCTGGCCGTTAATCATGGCATGAGGAACGATCCGGATGTAGGATGCGTCCTCAAAAATCTCCTCGGTTATGTACACCCGGCTGACGTTATCCGTGACATTCAGCGTCTTGTGATCCGACACGATGTCAAAATCAACCGGGAAGTAATCCGAGAAGTCTATGGTGAGGCCCCGGATATCATAGGGGCCGTCATAGTAGTCGATCTGGATCGCGCCCAACAGCTCCCGACTCACCGCTCCCTGATTGAAATAGGGACTGCCGTCCTCCGGAAGGAACAGCATAGATCCATCAGCCCGCCAAAAGTCCTGTTCATAGGTGGCGTACATGTATTCCGGATCATAATTGTCCAGCAACTTCCGGGTGTTGCTGAAATCGGTACACTGGCCCGGATCCACCGCCGAGTTATTCTGCGCTGCCTGGTTGATAACGCCGATGGTGACGTCCATGTACATCTGTGCACGGGTCTGTTTGGTCTGCGCCTCTTTGTAGGCTCTGCTTACTGCCTGCATCAGTCAATCACCCCACAATCCACCAGGTTGACCTTGCACACCTTATACCGGGTAGGCCGGCCGTCGCTGTCATATTCACACGGCGTCCCGGTCCGGTTGCCCGGATACATCTGGATTGTGATCCAGCCATCGTTTACCATGTCGGGAAATCGTACAGTCACAACAAATTCCGCAAACGCCCGAAGCATCTCCGCCCACGTCGCGGCGTCCAGATAGGACCATTGCAGGTTATCTATCTTATATTGATCCCGGCCGACGCGGTCCCCGATAAACTCTCCAAGGGCATTTTTCCCGTCGCTCACGTTGGTTGCTACGATCAGATCGGCCATATTGTCGGGAGGCGGAAACTCCCGACCGTTGATTGTAATAAAAGCCATGTCTCCACCTCCTTATCAAAATGCGAAGCCCGAACGCTTCTCAAGATCTTTAAGTTTCTGCCGGAGTTCCCGGATATCAATGTTGACCACCAGATCAAAGTTCTCGATCAGCTCGATGATCTTTTTGAGTAGGTCAATCATGATGATTAAGTACTGCTCGCTCATGCCGTCCGGCCTGGCTGCCATTGCAACGGCCTTATCGACCATATCTCGTATTCTCCCGGTGTCTTCATAGCCAGGACTCGATGATCCCACCATAGCCAGACGCGGCGTTGCATTGCTTGTCATACTCCTTATGCTATTAACCAATGGTGTAAGGGCTGCTCTCATGCCACCCTGTACTGCCTGAGAGATTCCCTGAGTGATCTGCGTGTTATTGGCAACCGCCGCTTTACCGCCCCACTTACCAATCATCTCAGGGGTACCGTTTTCATTGGCCACAAACATCTGGCCTGATTTCGGGAAGCCTCCGGTTGCATGGCCCTTTACACCTGGGCCACTGTCAACATAGTCGGAAGTGCCTCCCGGCCCGGAACTATCACTGTCACTTTCTTCAGCTTCTTCTTTACCTCGCTTGAACAGATTCTTTGCACCATCTACAATACCGTCCCAGACACTTCCTACAAAATCTGCAATGCCGCCCAGCCAGTTTTTCACGTCTTCCCAGATATTACTCATACCTTCCCACAGTTTGTTCATGATGCTCTTTCCGACTTCCAGCATTTCGTCAAGATTGAAGATGTCCTTGATTTTCTGCCAGATTCCGTCAAACCACTCTTTGATGGCATTCCATTTTTCTTCGATGGTGGTCTTTACGCTATCCCAGATTTCAGACAGCTTATCCTTGATGCTGTTGAATATCTCTGATGCTGAATCCTTCAGTCCATTCCAGAGCCCGGAAGCAAACTCCTTAATCTTTCCCCAAATAGATTCCCATACACCTTTAATAACGCCCAGCACCGTACTTATAATATTGCTTATTGCAGTCATCAGGGTATTTGTCAGGCTCTTCATGGCCTCCCATATTTGGCTGAAAAATGTCTTAATGCCTTCCCATGCCTTTTCCCAGTCTCCAGTAAAGATTCCGGTGATAAAATCCATCAAACCGCCCAGCGCGTCGAATACATGGCCCAGAGTCTCGCTAATTCCTTCCCACCAGCCAAAGAACATGTCAACCAGTCCTGATAATGCATTGCCAATGATAGGAGCCATTGTCTCAATAAACCATAAAACAAATGGCTTAAGGAAATTTTCCCACACTACCGTTATAGCATCAGCGACTTTTCCGGTGAAATCGAGAAACCTATCTATGAGAGGGCTTAAATATTGTTCGTGAAACTCCTGGAATCTCTGGGACATTTCCGATATTACCGGGAGGATGTACTGATTATAAGCGTCCAAAAGTTTTTCTGTTATTTCAGAAAATCCTTTTTTAAATGACATGAGCATAGGTGCTACATGGTCGTTGTATGCGTTACCTATTTTGGTGAATGCTTCCTCGATCACTGACTTAATCGTTGAAAATATCGGTTCAATCGCACTGAAAGTATCTTCCAGCGTTGATTTGATATAATCTGCGTTATTTATAATGGGACCAGTAAGTACGTCCAGCAAATCAGCTGCAAATGTACCAGCCAGTTCAGTAACGCCCATAAATCCTTCGGAAAAGATTCCGATGATGTCAGCTGTAATCTGTTTGGCGCTGCTACTCCGGAAAGATTCAAATATTGTAGCTACTGCGGTCGAAAATCGGCCACTTATCTCAGATATCCTGGAACCGATGTCAAACATTGCTACGATATATTCGATCAGCCGTTCCTTGTTCTGCTCTAAGTATAGGCTGATTCCGCCCAGTAGATTATCAGCAATTGACGCACCAATACTTGCCGTGGAACCGGCAACTTTACCCAGGTTAAATACAAACCGATTTAGAAACTCATCTGCCGCAGAAACAACAGCCGGATCCAGAAATATGTCTTTTAGACTCTGTCCGATGTTACTGATTGACTGCCGGATACTGTCTAAAACATCTTTGTTACCAAAGGCAATGTTGAATCCACCCTTGAATAGACTTGCAAGCTCTCTGGCCTTATCAATGAGCCCCTGATACTTGCTGTCCATCTCATCAATGGCCGAAGTATCAACTTCTCCCATGTCGAACTCGTCGGCTGCATATCCGCCGCCCGCTCCACCACTGGATCCGCCGCTGTTCGGTGCCTGAATGACATTGAGTTCGTCAATACCGCTCGTAGCGCCTTTGATATCCTTCGCGGCCTTCTTCGCAGCGCTCCCAGCTCCTCCCATGGCTGTTCCTGCGCTATCCGCGGATTCTGCTACGCCTTCCATACCGGCGGCGGCAACCACAGCGCCTCCTCCGCCTGATTTCTTCCCAGCAAACATATCTGTCAGGGATTTAAAAGCATTGGCCAGGCTCATCAGCTTGTTGATTATAAGGTTAATAACCTTAATGACAGGAGTCAGTACATTGATAAGCCCCTGACCGATCGTTGCCTTTAAGCTATCAAATTGAAGCTGCAGGATACGCACCTGATTCGCCCAACCGTCAGACGTCCGGATAAAATCCCCGGAAGCCGTTGTCAGCTGCTCCGTAACAAACTTATACCTTAGTGCAACCTTTTCAGCTTCGCTCATCTTTGCGGTCGTTTTGCCAAATCCATTCGCTAAAGCAAAGCTGTCAAGTGCACTCTGGGTCATGACAATTCCCAGATCCTTCAGGGATTCCGTCTCTCCCGTAAACACCGATTTCAGTTTTGTATAGGCTTCGTCCTGGCTGATATTATAGAAGGAAGCCACGTCTCCGGCTAACCCGGTAAGGGCTGTAGACATCTCGTAGGCTGCCTGTTCGTTGAATCCGAAGGCCTTCGCCATAGCGCCGAACGTACCCGTGAACTTCTTTGCCATCGTTTCAGACAGGCCGAAGGATCCTGCCGCTTTTCGGGCGAACTCATCTACTTGTTTTGACATTCGCGGGAATGTCACGTCAACGACGTTCTGGACCTCTGCAAGATCGGACCCCAACTCAATACATGATGCACCGAAATCTATAATCTTCTTAACTGCAAATGCGGCAGCCAGGGCTACTCCTGCCTTCTTCGCCATGCCCTGAATGCCGGCCATCTGCTTCTTAAAGCTATGATCATTTACTGTAAGGTCAAGACCAATTTGCCCAACGCTCTCAGCTGCCATACTATCACCTGCCTTTACTCTTCTGGTAAGACAGGCACATCGGCACAGCGTCTTAGATCTTTAACTCAAATTCTCGCTTGCAATCCTTATTCTTGCATTTAAAAAAGACACCCTGGCATCTGGCGTCCTGATTTCGGATTGCATTTACCGGGTACCCGCAATACGGGCACCTCACTTTTTCTTTCAATGCCTTTATTTTCTCAATCTCAACCACCTCCGCACAGGAAAGCCATCTGCCGCTCCAGATATTCCATCTGCTGATCATATACCTGCGGGCTCATCTGCACAGCCTGACGGTTATGCCACTCATCGTAGATCCGTTTCTGGTCTGCAGTAAAGTGCTTAATAACATCTCTATCCGTCTCTGATCTAATTGCCACAATGCGGCCCAGCACCGTATCCGGAGCGATCCCGGCAACAAGAGATTTAAACTCGTCCCAGCAGACCGACTCAAATTCCTTCGTCCTGATTCTCAGCCCGTACTGCGATAGAAAACTGGAAACGATCAGATCCCAGTCCTCAAACAGGTCGTAGTACGGGTCACTGCTCCCCCCGGCTGTCACCATCGGTATCAATGATTAAGCCAACGGCTGCTTCTACTACCGTAACCAGATCACTGAAGTTCAATTTCAGTTTCTCAATCTCCTTCTGAGACTTCTCTGGGAACATCATTTCGTACATATCCACGATTTCTTTCGGTCCCGGATCTCCATTTCCCATCAGCCCCATAACCTTAAGCATGGTTGGGGCATCCGCATTGACCTCCAGCTTCTTCCCTTTAATCATCAGCGATGGATTGCCATCAAATGTAAGTTTCTCTGTAATATCAATTACTTTTGCCATCTCTTATTCCTCCTTATACTGCGGGCGCTGCCGGCGTAAAAACCGGTTTGCCATAACAGGTTATCTCAAATTCAAGCGCATCAAGCGCCGCTGTATCGCCTCCACCGGGCGTTGTTACATTGACCGTACAGTCAAATGCCAGCTTTGCTCCACTGACCATCTCCCACTCGAATTTGGTCTTAACATCATTTCCCATCTTCCAGGCAAGACTCGCAATATAATCATTGCCCGGGTCTCCGACCGTCCGTTTCCCCTGGAATGAGAAGCTGAGTTTCTTTGCAACTACTTCGTTTTTTGCCCAGCCTCCTGCATCCATGGCGTACCATTCGTCCTGTGTTCCGTCAATCGTTGGAGCGAAATTCGTAAGGTTCATCGGAATCGCCATGTCGCTGTCTGTGCTATCCAGACCTTTTGTACCGAATTTAAACTTATTATTATGCACCGGAAATACTTTCCCTGATTCTGCCATTTTTCATTCCTCACTTTCTCTGATATACAAAATCCAGCCATATCACATATTCATATACGCCTTTATCATCTGTTCCCACGTCGACCGGTTCGGGTACCTGAAGGATAATACAGTGAATGGGCGTATCCCCTATGGACAGGCTGGTTACATTTTCAAGTTTCTCGTATAGCTCATAAGCGGCCTGCTCCGATGCTTGCACACTCTTATCCCAGTGGATCAGAAGGGAGATGCGCCGGATATCGTAGCTGCTGTATTTGTAGCCACCCAGAGCCATCACCGGCGGCCCACTGTCTTTTCGATGGTACACGCCGATGGAATGTTCCTTCTTGCCGTTCAGCTTGCCAATATAGACATTGTTATCGTCAGCGATTCCCAGGCTTGCAATGTAACCGCGGATATTATCCAGTGTCAGCATCATACACCACCTACTCTCTTATAAAATTGCCTGAATGCTTTCTTTGCAAAGTCTTCCTGCTTTCCGCCCTTCAGCCACGGCGCATACCATTCACCGCCGGCAAACGGATTCTCATCTGTCCGGTAATCATATTCCGGATGATAGTAAAGCCGGCGGGCATATGGCGTACTAGAAACCAGACTCGCCCTCCCATGCCTGGATTCGCCATAATCTACGAACGATGCATCTTCTTCCAGATGGCCGCTGTCAAATGGCATAACCTGCGCCTGTACCACTTCTGTATGCAGTGCTTCCGCCGTCATTTCCAGCGCGGTGACTGCTGCCTGTGTAAGCTGTTTAATTCGTGGGAAGTTCATCTTCACCGATGACTTTACCTGCATCAGATCACCTCCAACTGGCAGAAATTAACCGTGCCGTCCGGATTCCTGGCTTTCATGCCCTGTTCGATCCGCCGCTCTTGACCAAACACTGTCACCGTGCCGCCACTGAGAGTTGAAAAGTCCGGCGCGATATCACCTGGGAACATAGCCGTGCCGGTGATCTGGATCAGTTTCTTTTCCGTGGTCAGTATCGTCTTTGCCCTGTCCTGAAAGTTGCACTTCAGATCCAGATCAATTACCTGCTCCGGCTCGCCATGGTTATTCACGTCTTCGGACTCCAGATGGACGTGTATATCTACTTTACAAAGCTTTTTAGGTACTAAACATGGGTATCTCATCAAATCACCTCGCTAACCGGCAACATAAGCCGGTCTGAGATAGCAGGGCGTATGTATCGCGCTTCATCGCCACCCCCTTGTCCGTGTAAACGTTCCAACTTTCCCCAAACTGGACAGATACTCCATTTAGGCTGTAACTGGACAGGATCGTGCTGATTTCGTCGGCATTCTCATATTCAAAATCAGCCTGCTGACAGACCACTTCTCTGATTGTTTCCTGCTGAAATGGTGTTAAACAGGAAATTCCCCGGCCTACAATTCGGTTGTAAGTCAGGGAATCAATATGCCGGCTGGCCTGCCTAAGAATCTGATTGATTTCAGCGCATTCCTTCAGGATTGTACCGTGGTACTCGTTAAAGTAATATTCTAATGTGACATATGGTTCATAGACCATACTATTCACCAGCCTTCTTACCCGGTGCCTTTGTTTCCTGTTTGCCTGCCTTAAGCTCTGCGATCTCCGCCTTCAAAGTCTCAATCTCAGTATTCCTCTCTGCCGCCAGTTCCCGGAGACATTCGATTTCTTTGACGGCCTTTACATGCTCATCATATGGTACCGTCTTGCCGCGGCCATATGCAATTGTCTCACCATTATCGCCCAGAATATCAAAGCCACCGTCCTGATAAAACTTCTGCTGTGATTCGTCAATCGTGTACTCCCTGTTTCCTTTAACTGCTCTCATCTTAGCTCCTCCTTACGCTCCGGCTGCCACATTCATGGCGCAGCCTTCTACCTTTTTCTCCAACAGGAACAGATCGCCAAAGTTACGGTTCTGGTACAGGTAGCCATCAGCAGTTCTGGAATCCGTCCCTGGAGTAAACAGCTTGATGTAACTATATTTATCCCGGCAGACAACGCAGGACGTATGGATCAGGATCCAGTTGATCTGTTTCGCATCGGCAGCCGCCACACAGCCTGCTGTAAAGTCATACTTTGTTTTCAGCCTGGCAGCCGGCACCATCTTAATAGACACATCATCAATACTGTGCACTTTGCGGTTAATGGTGGAGGGGGAAGTCACGGTCATAATACGCTGCATGCCTTCTGCTTCTTTCACAATCTTATTCATGGTCGGGGTTACATACAGGACTCTTCCTTCCTCGGGTACCCCAGCCTCATCCATGCGGGCCATTTCCTCATCAAACGCTTCAAGGAAGTTCGCAGCGGTAATCACGGTTGTATCAATCCGACCGGAATACTGGGTCAGTTCTGCATGCAGTTTACTGAACCGGTAGGAGTCCTTTTCCGGGATTGCCTGCTCTGTCTCAAATGTGTTCTGGATATTTGCTACGGACAGGGTGAGATTGGTCTCGTCGATGTCCATAGGGTCAATCCAGAACTCCACGTCTCTGTCATGTTCCAGTTTCTTCGCCTCCCAGTCATTGCTGAGGGTACCGGAGTTAAATCCCGGTGTCCTGGTATGGTCCTTGTAACCGGATACCGTCATTCTTGGGAGTTTAATGGTCTGGGCGTTAATAAACTTCACACTCTGGTTGCTCTGCGTCAGTGCATCAGAGCACAGTTCTTTTGCATACTTCTGCTGGAGAAGCTGCGTAAAGGTTGTTGCATAATCGTATACTGCCATGTGTTAATTCCTCTCTTTCTTTAAAGTCCAAATGCCTTCTTTAAGGCATCGTCACTGTTTGTCTGCTGGCCGGATCCGCCGGAAGCTCCCACCTGAATAAAGCCCGTAGTCCCTGCCGCCTGCGGTTTCAATGCTGGTACATCTTCCAGTACCTTATTGATTGCATTTTTTAGCGATTCATCATTGATCTTCCCGTCCTGCCCTGTAACCTGGCTTAAATCTGCAATTTTTAAGACATACGGGATTGTTTTGGCATCGAGTCCCAGGCTAATCGCGGTAAGAGTTGCCTCTTTTTCCAGCATAGCCTGCTGAGCCATGGCCTGGGCCTGTGTGATCTGCGTCTGAAGAGCATTGACGTCCGGCTGCTGAGCCGCCTTCTGCTGTTTAAATGCAGCGATGGCCTGCTTCATTTCTTCTTCAGACAAGCCCTGCTGTTTGAAATACGCTTTCAGCGCCGTATCTTCCTTGGCTGCCAGCGTTCCCTCAAGCATCTGCTGAATTTTACCATAATCAATCTGTGGCGCCGCAGTCTGCTGGCCTGTTCCCAGCAGCGTCTGTTGTGCTGTTCCTGCCGGCGCAGCCCCTGGTCCCGGGTCTCCACCTACTGCTGGTTCTGCAAAAAACTGTAAATTCATCTTTCTCATAATCTGATTGCTCCTTTCCATTTCTAAGAGTGTCACTCTTTGTTGCCTGATCCATTATCATCGGTGTCACCGGCCACGCAGAGTTTTAAGCCATACTCGTGTTTGGGCGTAAAAATAGCACCCAGGATAGTCCCGCGCGCTTTACTCATTTCTTCTTTCCATTCCAACACAATACGATAATTGTCAGGCAAATGATTGCCGTTATCTGCACTGCCGGTGTCATGTTCCCACCCCATTTCCGTTGCGACATCGCAACAAACAAAATACCACCGGCCCTTTTACTGACTGGTGGTATTAATTGCATTGTCCCCATGTTTCGCTGATAAGTTCGCCATCTTTTTTACATTCTCTGATAACGCATTTTGATGCCTGTTTTTCATCGATCGGGTTATTGTCATCGTCAAAATAGTAGATTTCCGAATAATCGCCTCCACTTGGGGTTTTCTCTTCGATTTTCTGATATTTCATGGTTCGCCTCCTATATTCCCAAAATTAAATTTAGAAGAGATGCTCTGTTAGGAAAACTCTTCTTAAATGCTTCTGCATCTGCAACATATTCTGCTATACTTTCCGCAAAGTCTTCCGCTGGTGCATTTTCTCCATACGGTGTCGGAGATTTCTTTCCTGACTCTATTATATCTTTTTTCATAGACTCTGTCCACAAAACTTCTGAAGAAAAATGTTTTTCAGTCGACGCTATCTGCCTATCTATATAATGGCCGGACTCATGGCAATATGTTCTTACAACGTAGTCATCATTGTGGGGATAATCATGCCGATAAAATGTAATTTTATCTCCCCCGGTTGCATAGGAATGTGTGAAATTTTTGTACTTCTTCTTCCAATAACTATCCTGCGGGTTATAATAATCCACAAATTCAATTGTCTTTGGCCCCTGTTGTCGAATTGTTTCCGGAACATTTTGCCATAATTCAATTGCCTTTTCGGGAGTCATCATTTGCTTTGCAGAATTCATTTTTTCTGGAAAAACAAATTTTGTTCCATCCGGAGTCTCGTATATTGTAGCCTTTGCAGTTCTCTTGACACCACCACAGCCATCTGGAAGACCATAATCCTCTTTCGTAACGGCACAATCAATTCCACCGATTGATATCGGACATTGTTTTTTCCACGCCTCCGCCTTCTGCTGATATTGTTTCCGATTTTCATCATCCAACGAGTTGTCAGACAGCCTGTCAAACTTCTCAGTCTGCCGTTTCGCATACTGTTGTTTGGTCTCTTGCGTATTGGCCTGGTCGATGTCCTCCAACTCCTTCTCTGTCCATGAGCCATCAGCCGTGGAGATACCTGGGAAATAGGTTGTATGGCTGTCCTTACATCGTGGATGATATAAGCCAGCGGCTATGGCCTTGCTCATTAGCGGATACGGCCCATCGGATTTCTTCCCGCCGCTCCATACATCGTCAATCAGGACCTTGCCGACAAACGGCAGACACTTCGGGCAAGGATTCCCACGCTTTACCATAATAACAGTGGTAATTCCCCATTCTTGCCGTTTTTCCCCCTCTCCTTGCAGATACGCCCGCTTGCTGGCCGTCCTGATTGCCATGTCGGCGTAATCAGCCAGAGTGTGGCGGGCACCGTTGGCATACTCCACACAGGCAAGCCCACGGGACAGCATATCCTTTGTAGCCATATCCACGGCTTTCTCATAGGTTCCGGCGCCGGTATTGGCATAGACCTGAGCGTTGTATATCACCTTTCGGTACTCATCATTAGCTTTCCGGAGGATTGCTGTCTCCGCCCGTTCCATATCGTTTGTTGTGGCCTCGATCAGTGCCTCCAGCTTCCTGTCATTCAGGCGGAAAAACTCCGCAGCGGCCCCTTGGGTGACTTTATTTGCGCCAGTAAATCCATTCTTAATGGCGTTCAGGATCTGGATCTCTTGCTGCATATTCCCAGTCTGCCTTGCCTTGTAAAGAATTTCTCCAATCTGACCGTTAATATCCTTAAACTGCTTCCCGTAGCGCTTCTGATTGGCTTTCTTATACTTCTCCAGCGTTTTTAACTGTTCTGCCTGCCACATGCTCCACTGGATCCCTTCGTCGTCTTCCCATGCTCGGTGATGGTCCATATTACGAATCATGGACGCGATCAGTTCATCTTCAATCGCCTCGAAGGCGGCGCCGATATCATAATCAGCCAAAGGCATCACCTCCCGTTTGAATGTACCTTGAATCCCTGAGATTTAAACTGCCGCGTCAGGTTCTTAAGCTGAGTGACGCTTGTGCACTTATCACAGCGCAGCTCTGCATACTCCTTATTTTCGATAGCATATATCCCAAATGGAACCTGCTCACTTGCCGTCTGGAGTAAGCCCTGGTACTCTTTCCGGCTCATCTGGTACAGGCGGTTCATTACTTTGACCTTCATCTGACTTACCTCCTTCCGTGTTGACCATGAAGCCACCGGCAGCCATATTCATGCCTGGTTCCTCAACTTCTGCGATTCCCTGCTCCGCCTTCAGGCGCTTCACCTCGTCAGCCTTCCACGCCTCGTCCTTGCTGTCTCCCCACATCTCCTCGACCTGGGCCTCAATACTCATGATGCTGGCACCGGGACGGGCTTTAGATAGTGTTTCCACCTGACTCTCGAATGATGGATTCGCATACTCACCGAACGGGATCTCGACCTTCACCTCTTCAATCGGCCGCCCCGTTAGAACATGATAAGCATTGATGCAGGCAGATATTACTTCCGGCAGTTCCTCCTGCAAAGCCTCCACGATAGCATTACGTGTATACAGTGTGGCTTTCTCCTTCTCACGCTGCGCCTCGGCATTGTCCAGCTTCTTGACGTCGATTCCCAGCGTTGATGGGGAGATGATTCCTTGCAGGCAGAGGTCTAAGGCTGTCACATAGCTGGCAAGATAACTCTCATGCGGGATATCTGGCTGCTCCGTTAGAATCTGGTTCTTTCCACCTTCACCCATATTGTCGTCGCCGGCAATAAAACGGTTATCAAATGCACTCGCCTTTAGCAGCTCCCCGGTTTCCGGATTTCGTGGAATATAAGACTCTGGTATGTAAGTTCTGGCCCTTCCTGCCCGGAGTGCGTCCATCCACTGGCTCCATGCCTCATCAAATGCGTCAAAGCTGTCCAGCTTACCGTCAAAAATGGAGCCGCCGCGGCCTTCCCACTTTGTACTTTCGTAGATTTTGAGTGGCACTGCCAGGATCACCGTCTCATCAAATTTCCAGTCGGATATATTCTGCGTAGCTTCGATGGTCTTCATGTCAACCTCTCGATCTCCCTTATAGAGCTCATTCCGTATGTATCCGAACCCATAATGCTCGTAGAGGACATATTGCTGGCGATGGTCCATATATGGTGTTTTAAACACAACCTCTTTTAGCCGACCACGCTCCTGTATGATCTCGATCCGCTCCCCCGGATACCATTCCAGGATCGGGTACTGACTTAGTTTTGTGGCGATTGTCACCTTGTATGCACCGTCTCCGATATACAGTACCTCTTTTACAGATCGCTCCAGGGCCTTCCTGAACTTATTTTCTTTCTCTATCTCCTTCCAGAGTTGCTCCTGCGCCGGACTCTCAAACTCGAAATCATTCATATCGGCCAGCACAATTCCGGAGAGGATCCGCACGATCAAGCCCGGCAGCCCCGTATGAATCTTTCGCATCTCCATGCCTGGGGTACACTTCGACGCCCAGAACTTATACTTGTCCGCATACTCATTGACGCTCTGGTACATCTGTTCCAGTTCGTTACTGTCTCCACGGTACCAGATCCTGTTTCTGATCGCATTAAGTTCAAAGTCCATGGTCTCCTGAATCTGTATGCTCTGCCCCATGGCCGGCTGGACATCAAGCCAGCTGCGGATTCCCCGCTTGATATTCTCATTCAATTTCTGTACCAACCTCATTTCTCTGCCTCCTCAAATCCTATAATCCCCCTGTATGGGATCCAGCCGTACTGTGATGCATTAATCGTATGATCGTTACGGTCCTCGGGGAGATCCTTATCCTCCTGCCAGCTGTACCGATCCAGTTCGCCCAGATGCTCCCTGCATGTATCTACAACCAGATAACACCCCTGCTGGATCCAGCCCAGCATAAACTTGATACGGTCCAGGATCTCCACTTTCTTGTAGCTGTCGTTAAATGTGTACAAGCTGCCATGAAGGCGTTTCCACTTCTTCAGCTCCATGATTGTCGCCTGATCCGCACAATCAATAAATACGTCTCTGGCAAGCCCCCATTCCTTCCGGTTGCGTTCCAGAAAATCCAGGAACTTCCCTACGGTATCCGATGGCGCAAGAGGCTGCGATAGGTCCGCATTACTGTATACCTTCTCGTCCAGCACGATCAGGCGCCGGTCCATGGTAATCCCCTGAAAGATCATGGCGATGGTGTCAGGCGACTTGCTGGAGTATGATGTATCCAGGGCGGCACTGAACTTCTTAAACTTGATCTTGCCGGACGCAATCTGTTGTCGTACCCATTCTGCACTGACAACGTGCTTTTTCCGGTCAAAGTTCGGGAAGATCAGCCCGGTTGCCTTCCCTCGCAATCCCTGAATCTTGTTCTTCCAGATCTTCGTGCCCTTCGGCGTATTCGTCATGATCTGGTCCAGCTTCTCCTTGGAGAGACCCAGGTTATGAGCAAAAGAAAAGAACCAATGTACCCAGCCGGGTTTTGGTTCCTCTCGTAATTCCTCTATGATTTCTTTTGGTGTCTCAGCCTCCCATTCCGGGAGCGGCCGGGAGCAGTTGATGTACTCCTTGTAGACGTCCAGCCCGGGATCGTCCGGGTTAAGCGTTGCCATCATGTAATCACAGCGCATGGACGCCTCGCGGATAAATTCTATGTCAGCCGTGTTGATCTCATCAACGTACAGACAGCCGTACTGGCCGCCCAGGGCCTTCTGCCACTTTGTTTTGTCGCCATAGCCCATCACGTAGATGACCTTGTCGCCGCTGGACGTGTGGAAGAGGATATGTGGAATCTTATCATCTTTGGATCCGTTACCATTGTACTCAGCCAGGATCCCGAAATCGTCAATGATCCCCAGATCCTTGTTGATGATGTTCTTCTCAGCGGTGCCGGTGTCTTTGGCCGCAATGATATGGAGCTTCTTTGGGGACTGTGCCACCTTGAGCATGAACTTGAAAAGGCCCACTGTCGTCTTCCCTGCATAGGTAGTTAAGTGCCCTCAAGAAATTCGACGGGTGCATCACACCTAAGAAACGCTTTATATTTCTCTGACAAAAGTAATCGTTCAGAACTCATGAGGAGACATCACCTCCCCTCATCTGTCCGATCAGGTCATCAAGCTTACTCTTCTCAGTGTCGAGGCCGCCGGACAGATTGTTCTCGACCTTCGTGGTGTATCCGTATTTACTCATCCAGAGACCGGCCAGCTGTGACGGGATCACCTGGAGCTCGAACTTGCGGCGGGCATCAGCCTCGCATTCCTCCCTTATGCGCGTGACGATGTCCCCATACCTCTTCTTTCCTGCATAAGTATCATAGAATTTCGATCGGGCTATTCCCAGGTACACACAGAATCCCTCGATTGTATAAGTGATACTCCGTTTTAATTCCTTGCTGACAAACTCGCTGTTCTTGGAGCTAAATTCATGGGTCAGTACTTTCTGGTCATCACATACCTGCTTGTACTCTTCCCATAACCGTTCCATCTCCTCTGGAGACTTGATTTTTAATGGTCTTCCCATGAAATCACTTCCTTTCTATTTTGGGTAAAAGAAAAGCCCCCGCATCTCTGCAAGAACTCAGTCAAAGGAGAAACATGAATTATGGAGGATAAATCAGCCACCGACCGACGAAAGCCGGCGGCCGTCAATTGGGGGAGGAAATCCGTTTTTCAGATCTTCCAGTTTAAAGTCTACCACATTCGAAGCGAACAAAACGAACAAACTTATTTTTCCTGAAGAAATCTTTCAACTGCCATTCTGCAACCATCTGCTGTATACTTTCCTCCCATACGATGTGCCACCTGAACCCATGACAGCTCATCGAAAAATTTATACCTAATCATGCGCCGCATTCTGGAGTCAGCCAGACTATTTATGTAATCGTCAACCTCGTTGGTCAGTTCGAGGAGTTGCAACTCAAACTCATCTAACTTCTTCTTGCGATCCTCCAGCAGCTTCTTACGCCGGTAATAGTCTGGAACTGGAAAGCCGGTAATCCGGATACTGCCATATGTTCCGTCAGTCCGTGTTCCCTTGACGGAATCTGACACCTGGCATCGGCTCGTCTCCATCTTCTTGATCTGCTTTTCCAGCTTTGCGATCTCGTCACGCAGATCCTGATATTCCATCTTTAGACTGCTGTACTGTTCCAGCACCACCTTGTCCAACGGCTCCACCTCCTATCCGTGGATGATTATAACCTCCAATCGCATACAAATGCCCCTGCCTCTCACAGTCACAGTTCTTCCGGCCGCACTCCGCCGGCCATCGCTTCCGGCAGATCAGGCAGATCCTTTCTACCTTCGCGGCCCTGATACTCGGTTGACGTCTGTGCCTCCTCCAGATCGGCTCCCGCAGCTCCGGATCCGGACACATTGCGGTATAACAGTAGGCCGGCATCGTCGCACTATGCGTCTCTGGCCTGGGTCCTTTCAGTATGTATTCCTGCTTTGCCGCTCTGGCCTGTGCCGACTGAAGAGCCATTGCATGTTCTTCTTTTCTATCCATTGCGTCTCCTCCACAGCAAGTACGGAATCGCCCAGATCGGCATCGTAATCGCTACAATGACCCTTTCTATAGTTCTGCCCCAATATCTCATGATCCGCCTGGTCCTACGCCGTGCATCTGCCAGGCCGGATACCATCTCGTCCATTTGTTTGATCATTGGATCTCCTCCCTTCGTTCGGAAAGTATCAGTTTAGCTTATTTTTTCTTTTTATTAAATTCTTCTCGAAACCTTTCTCTAACCCATTCTTTATCATAGTTATATCTATTCGCAAAATTGTCGCACTCGCTTAAAACATAATCAACAAGGTCTTTTACATCAAATACGGCTTGTTTATATAAAGCATCATCTTCCATGTCAATCCTCTCTTAAATCTTAATTTATCTCTTTCCTGATTGCTTCTGACAACTCCGTTTCCTGTCCATAACAGTTCTCTATACATTCAGCAGCACGTTCAAGCAGTTCCTGCCTTTTCTTGTATCGGATTTGCAAGCAAGCTATTTCGGCCAGTTGCACACCAGTCAAAATTTCTTCCGGTTCTAAGCCAGTAGCCTCATAACGTGATAATTTTTCCAAACTATTAATGGCCTCTTCAATGGCTATCGTTGAGGCATTTGGTGCCCATTTGCAGCCTTGCTCTGGCATTCCCATATATCTTTCCACGTATTTTAGGTTTTCAATTACTTTGCTTTTTTCCATTTGGACCTCCTTCTGAAAATCTTAATACTGCTGATTATCAGTTTTGTATAATCAGATTACCCATTCCCAAATCTATAAGTTGACGCATAACAATTCTGTCTCCCACTGGATAAAACCCACAACCGCCCATTTGTTTGGTTTCGATATTGCAATGTAACGCGAATGCACCAATAGACAATCTGTACTCATAACCATTGCTTACAAATCCATATTCTTTTAGCTGTTCTATTTTTATTCCATCTTTTAGCTTAACCATTTTCATCACCTGTTTTATTTATATCTAAATCTTAATTTTCTGTAAATTCTATAAGTGCATCAAAAATATCTTTCGATAGTTCGTAGTGCCTGCAACGTTTCGATTCATCTTTAATAATCAGATCGCCGGTAATCCCAAACAATACCGAAACGTCGTTCCGCTCCTGCTCGTTGGTACAACTCCCGTTTTTATTCCACACACAATTCGCACACTGTTTCTTCAGCTGAATTTTTTTGGCGGTGTGACTTAGCTTGCCTAACATGCAATCGCAGCCCTCGTCAACTGTACTTGACGGTATATACCGGCTGCGTCCGGTACAGTAATCCACTTCATCGTATCCATCACGGTATGTATATGTTCGGGTTTTCCCGCAGTATGGACATAATTTTGTAAGCGTCTTTCGCTGTGGTCTGGTGCTGTACATATCTTTATCCTCCTTAATCTACCTCCACGATCTCGTGGCAGGCCGGACACTCAATCTGCTGTTCATACTCATTCATGCCAGTCTGAACAGTTTTCACGTTGTCTTTCTCGAACTCTAACAACGCCCCGCATGTCTCGCATAATATCCGGCGCTTCTGGCCGTATCTAATTACTTTCACCATTGTTTATCCTTTCATACTTTAGTGCTATACTTCATTCATTTCTGACAAGATACTCTGATTTTTCTCTATCAATCTTACGGCTTTATGCTCGCCACTAATTGCATTTCGGATCCTTGCCTTACAGCTGGTAATTGCTTTTTTCAAACGGTCTATATCTTCCTTCGTTCCCTCATACTTCAGACACAGAAGGGTTCCCTGCATTGCCGGCAGTTCTCCCTGTGCATTCCTTCGTTTTGTATCATATTCTTTCTGCCGCTGCGTCTCTTTTGTTATCCGGTCTTCCAGCCAGGCTTTGATCTCCTCCGGCTCAGTATTGCGGGATTCTGACCGCTGATACAGGGCAAGCATTTTCCTGATCTGCCTGATACCCGCGTTTTCAAAAAACTCCTCCGCACATATCCTCATGCTCCCATTCGGGATACGAAATTCAATCGTCAATTCCGGTACCTCCTTATCCTTGCTTTCAAACTCTCCATTACCCAGCTTTGCACGTCGTCCTTTCGTTTCAGTGCTTCCATGACGTCCTCATCGCGTGTTCCGCTGCAGATCAGGTGATGGATGATTACCTTTTCCTCCTGGCCTTGACGGTGGAGGCGCTTATTCGCCTGGGTATATAACTCATAGTTCCATGTCAGGCCGAACCAGATGACGTGGTTTCCTCCCTGCTGGAGATTAAGGCCGTAGGCGCTGCTGGCCGGATGGGTAAGCAGGATATCGATCTTCCTGGCATTCCAGTCGTCCTCGTCCTGTGTTGTCTTAAGCTCCCTCACCCGGAGTCCGGTCTTTTCCAGGGCCTTCAGGATCCGCGTCCGGTCATGCTGAAAGTTGTAGAAGACCAGGGCCGGTTTCCCCTGCAGGGATTCGATCAGCTCCATGAAGGCCTCAACCTTGCAGCCGTGAACCTCATGGACGCTGTGGTCCTCGTCGTACACGGCGCCATTTGCCAGCTGCAGAAGCTTATTGCTCAATGCTGCCGCGCTGGTCACGCTGATCTCCTCCTCGTCCTCCGGCAGGGCCAGAACCATCTCACGCTCCATCTCGTAATAGGCCTTACTGGCCTTACTGTCCAACTCCACTGGGATCTCGTGATACGTGATATCCGGCAGTTGTAGATAATCCTCTGCCTTCATGCTGATGCAGATATCGGAGATTCGTTCCAGGATACTACCCTCACTCCCAGGTTTCACTTCGTAGCTGTAGATCATGCCGTCGGCCCCGCGCTTGTCCGGCTGAAAATACCGTTCACGGAACTGGGTGTACCGTTTCCCGAGACGTTCCCCGCCGTCCAGTAAAAATACCTGGGCCCACAGATCATCAAGTCCGTTAGGGGAAGGCGTTCCGGTCAACTCCACCAGACGGTCTACGTATCCGCCCACGCTTGCCAGCGCCTTGAACCGCTTTGCACTGTGGCTCTTAAAGCTGCTGGACTCATCAACCACCACCATGTCAAACGGCCAGGAATTCCGGTAATAATCCACCAGCCATACCACGTTCTCTCGGTTAATGATATAAAGATCAGCGGGTGTGTTAAGCGCCCGGATCCGCTTCGTTTGGCTTCCCAGTACCGGAGATACCCGAAGCATTTTCGTGTGGTCCCACTTCGCGGCCTCCTTCGTCCAGGTCCCCTCTGCCACTTTCTTCGGGGCGATGATTAAAACCCGGCGGACCTGAAAACGGTTGTACTTAAGTTCCTTGACGGCCGTCAGCGTGGTGACTGTTTTGCCTAATCCCATATCTAAAAATAAGCCCAGCTTTTTTGTTTTCAGAATCTGTTCGATGCAGTGCTGCTGATAAGCGTGTGGTTTAAATATCATGCGGCATCACCTCCCGATAAATAATCTTAATCGTCATCATTTTCACACAACTGACTCCATTCCCAGTACGCCTGTAGTGATAACCGGTGCTCACAATCTTCCAGAAAATCTTTTACCTCTTTCAGCCCTTTCAGAACTCTGACATCCTGTTTTAGATCCTGTAGGCGATTAATCTGCACCTTCTGCAACGCTGAAAGCTGTCCTTTCTCCGTTTTCAGTTCCACGAATACCGGGCGCATACCCGGCAGGATTACAATCCGGTCAGGCACCCCGTCGTTGCCGGGGCTCACCCACTTATAGGCTCTGCCGCCCAGCTTCTTAACTTCATTCACCAGTATCTTCTCAATGTCTTTTTCCAACAACACAACTTTCCTCCTCACGCGTGTATGTGATACCTGATATAGGCGCCACAGGCAGTACACGTATCTACCTAATTTACCTATTTTTACTACTCTATATATAATTGGTAGTCATAGTAGTCATTAATAAGAATAGCTAGTGTTTATGCGGGTTTTCGTGACTACTTTGTATGACAACTTTAGTGACTACTGACTACTTTGTATGACTACCTTGTAAGTTGTCGTGACTACCTTTATTTTTCCTAGTTAGTAGTCACCCGTTCAAAACCTTTTTGCTGCCCGTATGGTCCATATCTCCGTGTAGTTTTATTACGCTTCCAACCTCTCATATTCTGTAACACATTATTGATCTCCGTACTGTCCATTCGTTTTAGATACCGGGGATCCCCATTAAAGCACTCCACCCAGATCTCTACTGCACACACTTTTTCACGCGGAACCAGTAACGCTCCCTCTGGCAGCTGAAGTGTCCCCTGCCAGTACATTTTCCTCTTTAAAGGATCCATCTGGTCCCAGTTAGAAGGGATCAGCTTCTCCAGAAAATCCAGGATCATTCCCTCTTTTCCAGATGCTTCCCGGTGGCTCTCCTGCTGTTCGATCGCCAGGGCTTCGATATCTTTTGACAGGTACAGTGCTTCTCCCAGGACCCAGTACATATAGGCTTC